CTTAAACAATCCTTTGATTTATATGACATCATTAAAGGTCATCTTATTGATGAAGGATATGCTGATACTGAAGAAGCAGCAGAAGCAATTATGGTAAGTATGAGTGAAGATTGGAGAGAAAGTATTTTGGAGCAGGTAACCGGAACAGGAGAAGGTAGACCTATGGAAGGTGATACACCTGGTAATGTTGGTCCAACAACTCCACCTAAAGTTCATGGTGGTAAAGGTTCTGGTACAAAAGGAAAGCATCCAATGCCACCTCCAGTAACCCCACCACCTTCTGTTAAGTAAAAAATATTTTTTATATATTTTAACCTCCTTTGGGAGGTTTTTTTATAAATACATAAAAAACTATTGATTAATGAAAACTTACGAAGAATTTATTCAAGAAGCATATAAAAAATCTTATGGTGATATTGAAGAAGGACTGGGTGCTGCAGCAAGATGGGCAGGTAGAGGTCTAAGAGGAGTTCCTGGACTGCAAACTGCTCTTGGATTGGGAGTTGCTGGATATAGATTATCAAAAGGTGATAAAACTGGTGCTGCTCTTGCCGCAGGTTCTGCCATTCCTGGACCTGTTGGTTGGGGATTTTTAGGTGCAGATATTGCAAGAGAAGTTGGTAATTCTCAAAAATCACAAAAACAAAAACCAATACTACCAAAACCAAAACCACCAACTCCAAGTGCCACAACACCAAAACCACCAAAACCGGTTTTATCAAAATTGGGTGGAGTTGAAGGAACTGGAGTTGGAAAATCTTTTGTTCCAACTAAAGGTGGTTGGAACTCAAGTGAAAGGGAAAGATATGAAAAATATAAAACAAAAGTTTGATTTATAATAAATACATATAAAATATAAAATAAAAAATGTCTACACAACTCACTGAAGAACAAATCTGGGAAGAAGTTGAAAACTGGGTAAACTCACTTGTAGAAGAAGGTTATGACTTAAGTGATTATACTTGGGAAGATATGTATGAGAATTATTTAATTGAATTAAAAGGTGCTTTAGCTGCAAAGTTAGGAGGATTTCTTTCTCGTGCTGCAGCACGTGCTGGTGGTAAAGTTTGGCAGGGTGCAAAACCAGTTTTAAGAAATTTGGCAACTAAAGCTGGAAAGTTTGGTACGATGGCAGGAGTAGCTGGGTTAGCAGATCAAGGAATAACAGGTGGTGCTGGAAGAGAAGTTGTAGCAAAAGGTTTAGAGCAAACCAGAAAACTTGGACCGGCACTTAGAGGAGAAAAACCTGCTACGGCTAAACCAACACCAACACCATCAGGAGGAAAAGGGCAGATAATATCTGCTGCTGGTGGTAAAGGTGGAAAAGTTACAGTTGGTAGAGAATATGAAGCAACTTTAGGTGGTAGAAAGGGAACAGTGAAATATGACTCTTCTGGTAAGAAAACATTCACCAGCACACTTTCTTCTTCTTATGAGTATGGTGATGCCTTTGACCTTGTGCTTGAGTATCTCTTCTCACAGGGACATGTAGACACCTTAGACGAAGCACTTTATGTGATGATGGAAATGGACTCTAATACCATTTATGATATTTGTGAACAATCTTTTACTATCAATCCTAGTAGTCATAATCAAGCACAAAAATTTGAAGTGAGACAACGTAAAATTAAAGCTCTTAAAACAGGTGCAACCACTCCAGGGGAAGAGGCAGCAGCATCTTCTAAAATTGTAGGACCACAATTACCAGGAGTATAATTATAATACTGATTGTTTGAATATTATAACACATCTAAAAGGTCTTGACAAGACCTTTTTTTATTGATAAAATACCTTTGTTAGGGTTGAAGGATAAGGGCTAGCTAATAATACTTAAAGATACTTAGAAGCCCTTAAGAACCAAATTGTAAATATTACTTACTTCACTATCAAAGAATTTACCTTCTATATTAGTATTATAATAAGATTCATTCATTAAAACATTACGATTAAATTGTTCATAAGTTTCATAATAAGACATTGATTTCTTATGAGGACATAAGTAAAGAATTTCTCTTAGAAATTTATCTTTTCCAATAGTTTTTACATCTTCTTTAAGTTCATCACAAGAACCAAAGTAAGATTTCCAATCACTTTCTTTCTTTTCTCTTCTACCAGTTTTTTTATTCTTTCTACGAGTCCAGAAGTGTTTTTTACCAATATATTTTTTTTGATTTTCTAAATTAGTAATACAATAAACAAATCCCTCCATATTTTTTGGTGCTTCTTCAAAGAGTTGATTATTATATTTCCAAGTCATTTATATAAGATTTTATTTTAAGTATTTAGAACCTTGTCATAGACTTTCATTTATGATACTATGGATATGAACTTTTAAAAGTATTATGAAACTTGTTGACGTTTTATCTTCATCTCACGATTGGGCAATTAAAAGAATAGATAAATTGGATAAAGAAAATCGTAAAGGTGATGCATATGCAATTGAACTTGAGTTTTATGAATGGTTAGATGTAAATATTAATAGTCATGATGTAGTTTCTATGGAATATATTGCTGATAACTAAATAATATATGATTAAAATTATTGTTATATATTAAAAATGGAAATAGATCTTCATAATTTTTTCAAATATTTTGATGAAAAAAATCCAAAACATGTTGCTGCTGTAGAACAACTTGAAGTTGATTTAGGAAATAAATTACCAGAACTTTTAGAACCTAATTCTAATTGGGTTAGAATTTATAGATCAAAAATAGAACCGTCAATTCCCAAAATACTTAATGTTCCTTGGTATCCACAAACTGATAATTATATATTGCCAGATTCTACTTGCAATTCTTCTGCTTGTGCAATGTGTCTTGAGTTTCTTAAACCTAAATCACTTCCATCTGGACCAAGGGGTGATGATGCTTATTTAAGAAAAGTTCTTCAAAGAGGAAATTCAACAGATCATGCAGTTCAAACAACCGTGTTACGAAGTTATGGACTCAATTCTGTATTTCGTTATGATTTAGTTTTTGATGATTTGGATAAACAACTTTCAGAAGGAAAACCAATAGTAATTGGAATTGTTCACAGGGGACCAGAAAGTGCTCCTGTTGGTTCTGGTCATATGATTGTTGTGATTGGAAAAACTTCTAACGGTGATTATGTATGTAGAGACCCATATGGTTCAATTTACGATGGATATACTGGACCTTCAAGTAATGGAAAACAGGTAATATACAAAAGAAAAATGTTGGAAAAAAGATTTACCGTAAAGCATCCTAAAGATGGATGGGGTCGTATATTTTTATAAATATCTAAAAAGTCTTTTTTATAAAAATGACTATTAAATTAACCGATGCTGCAAAGTTTTATGAAGAAACTTTAGAACAAAAAGTAGCATGGGAATGGTTACAGAATAATATTTCTGATGAAATTTTAAAAGAATTTGGAATCAAGTATCGTAAAAAATCTGAATTATCTAAAGTAGTTAAACTTACTGATGCCGCAAAGTTTTATTTAGAATTTGCCCATCAAAGAGAAGCATGGGAATGGTTACAGAATAATATTTCTGATGAAATTTTAAAAGAATTTGGAATCAAGTATCGTAAAAAACCTGAAGTAACTCAATTAATTACTAAAAAACAACTTTCTTATATTTGGTCAAGAAGAGAATCTGATATTAGTGATGCCATAATTAATGACTTAAACCGTTGCTTGAATACTTTTAAAATTAATACTAAATCAAGAATGAGGCATTTCATTTCTCAGATTTCTCATGAATCTGGTGGAGGAAAATGGATGAAAGAAATTGCTTCAGGACGTGCTTATGAATGGAGAAGAGATTTGGGCAATAATCGTTCAGGAGATGGACCAAGATACAAAGGTGCAGGTTTTATTCAGTTAACTGGAAGAGCAAATTACACAGCATTTTCCCGATATATGAAGGATGAAAGAATTATGGAAGGAGTTGATTATGTTTCTTCAAAATATCCAGCAACAAGTGCTGGTTTTTGGTGGCATAATAATCATATGAATGCATTATGTGATAGAAATCCTTCAGTTGAACAAGTTACCAGAAGAGTTAATGGTGGATATAATGGACTTGCTGATAGAAAACATTATTATGCTAAATGCTGTAATATCATATAATTTTTTTTCTTCCTTTTCTTGATGGTCTACGGATAAATCTAAAAGTTTCAACTGGTTGAAGTTTTATTTTAGAATTTCTTTTTTCACAAATCCAACCATCATTTGTAAATATTCTCAAAAGTAAAATACCGATGAGAATTAGTTTTTTCATGGTTATATATAAGGTTTTGCGATACTTTCTATTAACATTTTTTGATTTATTGAAATAGAATTTCCTTTGATATATAAAGTTCCAAGCATTCTTCCATATTTATCTTCTTTGGTTGTTTCAATAATAAATTCTTTATCAACTGAGAGTTCTTTTTCCAACCACTCTTTTGCCTCAAAACCTTTTTTCTTTTCTATTTCATTTAAGGTTCTTATCTCTGGCGCATCAATTCCTTTAAGACGAATTCTTTGAGTTATTGTTATGCTAAATCCTAAATCAATTTCAAGGTCAAGGGTATCCCCATCAATGATTTTCTTTATCTTCTTTACTTTGTATTGATACATTTTCTCTATTATCTAATGTTAATGTGTAGTAAATAATCCAAGCGACTGCAATTAGTCCAATTCCAAGTAAAATATTTACAGACCAAACTACATCAGTCATTATCTTTTTCCTCCGGATTTTTTTTCAAGTTTGCTTTTAGTGCTATAATTGTAGCAAGTAAAGACATTAAAGTTTGAATGGATTCTGAAGTATTATCATCACATTTACTAGGTGGTTTTGCTCCGCTTTGATTAAATGCCTTTACTAGATATAAGTAATGTAAACTAGTCATTACTTTAAAATTACAAATTACATAATTTGTAAATGTCATTCCAACAATTGATGCTGCTACAAATGCAACTAACAAAGGAACAATATTGTCTAATGTTGGAAATTTAAATTTCATTTTTTTCTTGATTATGTATCCAAGTTTTAAGTTCTGAAACGTATGTTCTTAGTTCTTGTGCTTTTTCAATGTGCCAAATATCACCACTTTTGAAATATTCTTGAGTGTGATTGTCGATTGCTTTTAGAATGTTATGTATTGGAGCGTTCCAAGGTTCCCGAATTGGAGTATTCCATTCGCGTGGCATTTTTGATTACCTTTTCTTGCCGCCATTTTTTGCTTTTCTTGCAGTCGCATTACCTTGATTTTGTTTGGGTCTTTTTCCGCCAGCAGAACCTTTTTTCCCTTTGTTTGGCGATTTTGCCATTAGAGGCACTTAGATATTACATACTATTTAGTGATTGACAATAAAAAAAATGTGTGTTAAAGTTGTCAGTCAACATGTAATTTATAAATATTAGGTTATTATGAATTATGTGAATCGAGAGCTGGGGGTATCACTCTTTAGAAGGAGGTGTGTCATGATACCAAAGCCCAGATGTAGAGTTCAATTTAATTAAATGTTAAAAACCTTTTCAATTTTAGCCGTTTCTATTTTAGGAACTGCTACAGCATCAGCGGCAACAATGCCATCTACGAATATTCAAAGAACTGAAACTCCTCCAATCAAAGTTGCAATTAATTCTGAATCCCAGACTACTTCATTAAACGAGGGATTTTCAATTATGAATAATCAAGAGACAATGCCTCAAAAGGTTGTACCAGATAAACCTATTGAAAACAGGCTAACTTGTAAAGGATGCAATGATAATGAAAATACTACTCTTGCATTTTTGCAAGATAATGGAGTTACAGATAGAAATGCCCTAGCCACAATTATGGGGAATATACGTCAGGAATCTTCTTTCTTTTCTAATATATGTGAAGGTGGAGCAAGAGTTTCCTATAATAGATGTAGAAGAGGTGGTTACGGTGCAATTCAATGGACTGATTCCAAAAGATATTATGGTCTCGGAAAATTTGCTCTTAAAGTTGGTGGAGACCCATCTTCTCT